TTCAGTTTCAAATTGAGTAAATAAATCTTTCATTTGCTCAAACAATTCTTGTGAATTTGCCATAATCTTAATTTTAATTTTAATTGTTAAGTTTTCCCAACACCTTTACTCGGTTGGGTGAGTATAACTATCATATATATCCAAAAACGAAAAGGATTTTATGTTAATTTTTTTACTAATTTTATTGTTTTACACTATCCTCAATAATACTAAAGATGTGTTAAATTGTTTTGATAGGGTTACCCCATATTTTCTACATATTTCTTATGTAAAAGTTTTTTGGTTTCCAATTGTCCACTTGCGGCTTGTTTCTGAACGATTACTCCATCGGGTGAATTACCATCATATACTTCAATGATACCACGATTAGTATCCATCTTACATGGGAAGGTAATCCCATCAGGTCCGAATCGGTTTTTCATTACGTGAGCACGAGCAGTATCATTCAATTTATCTTTGGATTTTCTACTCCAACTCATAATGAAATCCGCGTTCATTACTTTTGCGTACGAATCAGCAATCTTATCAGCTTCAATAACTTCTGAATCAATAGCTGAACGGTTTGTTTGAGATGCGGTCCAAATTGGTATTCCCAATTCACCACCCATACCTCGAAGGTCAATATACACTCCCCCTTGTTCCGAATAAGTTGAGTCGTTCTTATTTGAATGGGAAAGTAATAAATCAGCGTAATCTACAATGATAACATCGGGCCTATTACCAGCTGCAATCATCTTTTCGATGTGCATTTGTAGTCTTTTTACAGATACACCTTTTGGTGGGAAATACTTAATAAGTAACTTACCCTTTAAACCTCCGATTTTGTGTTTAACTTCTTCTTTCTTTTCTTTCAAATCAGTAGAAGGAATGTGGGTAAACAATGTATCGTATCTTGCACCAACATAGTGTTCTGATAATTCCATTGAATAATGTACCACACTCAAACCTTGCCGTACTGCGGATGCTCCCATTGCGGTGAGTATCCATGTTTTACCAACACCCGAAGGTGCAACTACTACTCCTAATTCACCTGGTCCTAATCCACCATCCATCAAATCATTGATAGGTTCCCAATCAGTAGGAACAGTTGAACGTTTTAATTCACTTGCTCTTACATCAAAATCTTCGATGTAATCATGTCCTAAATCAACCGTAGTACCTACTTTCATAGCAGCATCTACCAAATCTTTGATTCTATCATAAGAACCAGCTTTGAGTAAATCTACTGATTGTAGAATTACATTCTTTAAGTTTTGGTTCTTACAAAAATCTGTGAATTCGTTTTTAACATATTCGAAATCTTGTTGTCCAATTTGGGTATAAACATGTTTCAGTTGGTCTACAACGGTTTTCTTAATGATATCGTTGTCTACCTTGGATAACTGTGATTTGAATACGTCTAATGTAGGTGGTTTCTTGTACTCATCATGGTAATTCATTATCTCACCAACAATCCACTTATTTGCCTCACTCTCGAAAAACTTCGGATGTGCAATTTCAGAGATTGTATCGAGGAATTTACCATCGACTAGTAATGCGGAAACAACTTTACTTTGAAAACTTTGCCCGTATTTCGATAAAGTATCTATTTCTTGCATGTATGACTCTATTTATATAACTTTGATACAAAGATACGAATAATTCTTCGTATCTCCAAATTTAATCAGTAATTAAATTACCGAATGTAGTTTTTAACCAATCATTGATATCGCCGAAATTATTGGTTACTTTGTATTTTAGAAGAACTTTCATAAAATCCATCTTGTTTAATGGTTTGATGGGTTCATTGAATTTATCTAAAGTATTCATTTTAATTACACCACTAATATCCACATCATCCAATTGCATTAACTCTCTATTAAGGAGAATTTGTTTTTTGGCTTCTATGATATCATTGTATATCTTAATCTTACCTTTAGTTTCTTCTTTTTTCTGTTCTGCTAATTGTAATAAATCATCTACATCCAATTTAACATCTTCTGTAATTTCTGGAAATCTTTTAACTACTGTCTTGATTCCACATCCATAAACACCAGGTATATTATCTGATTTATCACCATCTAAAACTCGGTAAAGAAGTAAGTTTTTGGATTCAATACCAAATTCTTCCTTTACTCTACTTTTGTTGTACATTTTCTTTTTGGTAGGTGACCAGACGATGGTTTTATCATCAACTAATTGAAGGAAATCCTTATCAGTTGACATAATCACCGCCTGTTCATCTTCCTTGAGAATATTGGTAGTAATATAAGCCATGATATCATCAGCCTCTACACCATCGTATATCATAGTTGTAAGAGGTAAGTTATCTAACATATCCATTAACCATGAATATTGTCTTTTCATCGATTCTCTCTCATCCTCATCGTTCATCATATCAGCGTACTGACGATTTACTCTGAGTTTGTTTGAATCTCGTTGTGCTTTATATCCACCAAATTTCTTCTTACGGGTGTTGGAACCACCCTTACCATCAAAAACTACAACAACACGAGTCGGTTGAGTTTGTCTGATTGCATACCCGATTGATTTCAAAACACCAGTCACTCCTGCAACATGGTCTCCATCTTCATTCATAGTTGGTATTGAGGACCAACATCTGATAAAGGTATTTAACCCATCGATAATCAACACACGAGAATTCTTGTGTTTATCGATATTCTGAGTTCTATCAGTTTCAACTGACTCTAAAATGTTCTTGTATAGTTCTTTCATTATAACCTGTGTTTTTCTGTTGGAAAGTATAAATCTAATATCTCAATCTGGTCTTGGTATTTAGCGATATGTTCTAATTCTAATTCGATTGCCTCGATTATATCAGAATGTTCACCAATACCAATTGATGAGTTTAGATATACTTCAACATTAGCCACATGTTTTGCAACATGCCCTTCGGCATGCTTTCTTGTTGCTTCTAATAATGTATTTCTCATTGTTTAAGTTTTAATCATCCATTCCTTCACCACCTTGGGTGATTTCCATATTATCTATATCAAGAGTATCTGATTTATATTGTAAGATTTGAGTTTCACATATCTTTTTGTAAATCTGGTCTCTTAATTCAAGATTCTCTTCCATTAGAGGGATAAAATCTTTAGATTGGAATTTGTGTTCTTCACCAGTTTCTGTATCTACATACGAATACCATGCTCCACCTTGTTTTACAATCTTCTCATCTTTCATTACCTTTAACCAAGAACCATAATTATCGATTCCTCTATCAAAGAATATTTCAAAATCAGTAGAACGTAATGGAGGTCCCATTCTATTCTTTACAACTTGTGCACGAACTTTCATTCCTACAATCTTATCGTTTCCACCAACCTTCATTTTAATTTGTCCGGTACCTTTTAATCTTAATCGTACAGATGCATGGAAAGCAAGAGCTTTACCACCACTTGTAGTCCAAGGGTCACCGAACGGCATCGCGTTCATCTTCTGACGAAGTTGGTTTGTGTAAACTAATAAGATTTTCTGTCTACCAATCATGTTGGTAATTTTCCTCATCGCCTTAGAGATGATGATTGCTTTATCAGTAGCGTATCCATCTTTACCATAATCGGATGCAAGTTCAGCTTTGGTTGAAGCTGCTGCAACTGAATCGGTTACAATAGTTACTAATCTATCTTTGGATGTTTCCCTTACCTTTTCGATAATGGTTTCGGTCATATCAAAGATTTGTTCAACTGAATCTGCAGATACATAAAGTAATTTAGAAACGTCCACACCGATTGCTTCTAAAAATTCTCTACTTACTGCTGTTTCTGTATCGATTAGTACCGCAACTCCTCCTAGCTTTTGTGTTTCAGCTAAGAGGTGTGCGGATACAAGTGATTTACCTGATTGTTCTAAACCAGTTAATTCAACAATTCTACCAACTGGCAACCCACCATACGGGCGGTTCGAAATTGCAACATCCAACATTGCACATCCGGTAGATACCCAACCATCTACGTTGGTCGGTGCTTCATCCTCATCGAGGAAAAACGCTACCTTGTGTTCTTTGGAATTTTTGTTTAAGGAATCAGCGAGGATATCGGCTAAATCCAATTCTTGTTTCTTTGCCATAAAATGGTGTTAATTAGTTGTTGAATAAATCATCAAAAGCTGCTGCTACATCATCAGTTTTCTTTGCCGATGCAGTTTCACTTGGAGTAGAAACTACTTGAGAACCCCCCATATCTTCTGATACAGTTTGTTTAGGTGCAAGAGTTTCTTGTGATGTTGATTGAGTATTTGATGTACTCTCATCAGTTGGGTTTAACCATCCCTCTAATACACCTTTTAATTCATCGTAAGATAACTCTGAATATAAATCAGTAATCTCAGTTTGATTTTCAATGAAATCAGTTGCTCTTTGAGCATCTTCTGAAATTGGTGTTTGTGATGGTTTAACTCTGATGGTAGTTGTTGGATAAGAAGTACCTGCATCTTCTGCTGATGTGTACTCGATAGTTAAATCTCTACCAGTTGTTGGGTCAGTAATATCTCCATAATCTGGGTCTGCAATGTAACCAAGAATTTCTTGATATACAGTTTTACCGAATCCCCAAAAACGAACTCCTTCTCCTTCTTCACCTCTTACGATAACAGGTACGAAAGTTCTCAACTTTGGCTCCATCGCCTTGGCTGCTTTCCAATCCTCTTTATCACCCATTCTTTTAAGTTTGTCTGCAAACTCTACAATAGGGTCAGGTCTACCGAAAGACATCGGAGATAGATAAG